AGCAGTCTCAGACGCATTCGTAGAAGCGTAATAATATAAAGTTCCGTTACCCTCATCCGTGCTCACTGAGCCTGACGCAGTAGTAGACCCGGTTTTTGTTCCGACAGGAGAGCTAAGCACGGGTGCGGTAACGTCCGCCGCAGTTCCGTCATCCCACGCCTCAAGCTGCTGTTGCGTCGTGTTATTGTACGCAATGACGAAACCAGTTCCCGTGCGGGAAAGGGCCGTCGCTCCTGCGTTCACTTGCTCGTGTAAACTCGCGTTTTGGAAGATATCCAGTATAAGATTGCCTCCGCTGGTGTATAGCTGAAGGTCTACGGCACCTGAGGATAGGTCTATGGTAGAAGATAAAAAAGGCGCGGCGAAGAAGCTCCCGTCTTCTTCAAACTGCACCCGGTCAAAAACCGAACCCGATGTGCCGCTTTGATAAAGTTTCGCAGTGTACCCTTGTGCCGTCGCGTCACACATGATGGCAGGGCAGACGTACTCCCCGCCGGACGTGCCCCCCGAATACGTAGTGGGCAGCGTGACCGTGGAGTCATTGCTTCCCGTCTTAAAAAGGCCCGTGACCGTAAAGTCGTTCGTATTAATCGCCTGCCCGGAACCGTTTGTCTGGATGTCAGTAGAAGTAGACCCGATGCCTCCGCCCATGACGCTGCCACTAATGATAGTAGCAACGCTGGTCCCGCTGGTCTCATTGAACGCGTAAACTGTCATTATTCATATGCCCCGATGTGATTAGTGGAGGACCGAGAAGGCACTGCACCGGTAGAGGGGTTTGCTGGCGAATACTGCGGAGGGAAATTGCTCATCGGCGAAGGCAATGTCGCTCCCACGTTAAGCGCGGGAGAAGACCCCCCGAGGGAGTAGTCCCTAGAAAGCCAGTCTACGTTCGTCCCGTCAACGAATCCCGCACTGGTGGTTATGCGCGTGTCGTTGTTGGTTATGGCGACCGCAGGATCGTCCCCCGCGTTTTCGGTGTTAGCATAGCTGTCAGACTCCGCCAATATGGTCAGCGGGGTCGAGTAGATAAGGTTTGCCCCCTGCCAAGTTAAGTCCCCCGTAAATCGCATCTGACCAATCCGCCCGTCGCCAGCGAACTCAATTACGTTGTTCATGGCAACAATCGAGGACGTGTTTGCATTGGCTGAGCCGCCGTCTACGTCAAACAGCCCTCCACGGTATGTAGTGGACGTGCTCAGTTTGAAGTACATGGTGTTATTGTAGAAGTAAGTAGGAGACCCTACACCCCGTCCCGTAATCTCCCCTGTCGCTGGACCTTGCAGGTAGTTCTCCAGAGAGTCCCACCCGAAATGACATGGGTACGTGAATGCACTAGAGTCTACGTCCTCGTCTATCAAGAACATGTTCCCGTAAACATAGCTGGTGCGGTAATAATCAAGGATCTCTTGCGCCGTGTAGTTCGTCCATATCAAGTCTTGAGTAGAGTCCTGCGCCTCGACGATGTCCAAGGTTCTGCCGCCTTTGCGGAAGAAGTTATATCGAACGATTGTGCCTGGCGTCCGTAGCTTACACTGCGCGACTGACGTGTCGCCTATGGCGTCAAAGAAGTTCCCTTCAATGATGTTGTATTCTCCGGGGTCCGCGTATCCGGCCAAGTATATCTGATGCGCAGCGAAGGTCGCAGGAGGGGAGGGGAACCCGCAGTCTACGAACCTATTACCCTTAATGTGCAGGGTTTTGGACGGCTTCTCTCCTGGAGCACCTGCGAAAATGCCTTCGCCAGCAGACTCTATGATGCAGTTTTCTATCTTGATGTATTCGTTGGCGTAAATCCAAATGATGCGCGCGGTATCCCCATAGCTCGAAGTCACGCCGTCGTGAGTGTACGTGTAGGTAGTGTCCGCGTTCCTTAGGTGAAAATTTTGAAAGTGAACATGATCTGCCGTCTGCGCGAATACCCCGCCTTGTGCGACGGGCTTTCTGTGAAACATGACTAGTGTTTCTTCAAACACCGTCGCGTTGTACATGGTCGGCGATATGTTGACCGCCCCATCACCGTCGATGATCGGTCGGTTCCCGTTAGCATCTGACACACCGTTGATGATGATAGGATTTGCGGCAGTCCCTGCTTCCGTTATGACTATCTTCTCACGATATGGTGTCGCGCGGTATGCGACGTTGACTGCGTCCCCAGGCTGCAAGGTATGCCAAGGGACATCTGCCAAGTCGGTCCCCGTAGCTCCCGCAGGCCCGATGTCGTACCGAGTCCCGCTTCCCGTCGCGTCTACGTAGTCGGTGACGCTTTTCCACCCGCCGAAGCCCTCAGAGACCGGCGGCGATGCGGGCTCGTCGCCTAGCGGGTACGCACCATTCAGCCGGTTGCCTTGGTTAGCATTGCGAAAAAGAGTCATGCTAAATGACATGTGCGGATGTCCCCGTCTAGTGAGGCATTACGCGGAAAGTCGGTACGCGATTGTGCCTGATGTGTAAGCAGTACAGTTCAGCCGATACAGAACCCCTGCCTCGACCTCTGTTGCGTATTTCTCAGTGTCTGCGGTGTAAGACTCGATTGTCTTCCACGAACTTCCGTCGTCAAACGACCGCTGTAGTGCTACAGTGGCCGTGCCGAACCCGCTCACCGAGATGTTGAATTTGGGCTCAGCGGCGAATGACGCGCTGGTGCCTGTTGCGCCAAAGGTGCCAGTCATCTGTGCAATAGACATAAGGCCCCCCTATGCAATTGTTTCGTTAAGAATCTCGATAGCACGCTGCAACGCGACCAAAATCTCGGCCTTGTCTTTCGTGTCATCATAATGGACACGCACCGTATTGGTGACCGTACCGGACGCGGTGAGCGAGACGCTGTCGCGCTCTGTGTTCGAGTCAATGTCGATATACTGAACAGCCATAATCTTCTCCAGGAAGAAAAGGGGCCGAAGCCCCTTTGCTTATTCTACTGAGATATCTAGTCGCGCAGACAAAGTGCCTGTCGCAGTTCCCACCGTGTTAGCGGTGAAGACTAGATACACTTGGTTGGTTTGGTTAGCCAATCGAGCCGCTTCAATAGAAGCATACCCGCAGATTTCCCACACCAACTGCTTGACCGCTGACTGGTCCATCGCGTTCGTACCTGCGAACAATAGGCTTGTCCACACTCCGCGCGCTGTGGCCAACGTCTGGCCGTCAAACAGGATGTCTGCGTCAATCGCAGCGCCCAAGTTGTTATCAGTAATCTGGTAGAAACCCGCATCGTAGTCCGTGCCGCCAGTGATCGCGTCATGCGTGACGAGCAAGTCGTCGATGCGCGCATCCAGCGGGACAGGGAACATGGTGTAGGTGTCGCCGTCGTTGTCCGCCGCAGCGATTTCGACGGTTTCTACCAGAGTTCGCTTGCGTCCGTACAAGGTCGCGCTAGAGGCTACGACACTTGGCACGGCTTCAAGGTTCTGTACAGTAGTTGAATCGTTGTTAGCCATGATCAGTTACCCCTTAGCTCTCAGCACACAAGATTTCTACTACTTTGCCTTCTTCAGTACGTGTCGCACCGAATGTGGCTTTAGAGTAGACCTGTGTGGCGTGTGACTTGTCTGGGCGCTCGCTGATCTTGGAACTAATGTCGTCCCAGAGACCAAAGTGCAGGCCGGACTTAGCAAACGCGATAATGCGACGGTTGCTAGACCCATCCACGCCCAAGCGCTCAGTGTGAACAAACTTAAAGCCCATGAAAGTGTCGATCTGACCAGACACAAGCGCCTTGACGCTAGCGTAGTCCTGGCTTGTCACTTCCGTGGTGTTCAGCAAGTTGTTAATTTGCTTAGCCGATACCAATATGAACATAGGGTCCATGTCTACGTCCACTTCATTGGACAACAGGATCTCGTTCGCTTCGCGCAACTTCGATACAGTAAGACCCGCAGAACCTGCTGCAATTTGCTGGTTAGACGTATCAAACGCGGTAGAAGTCGATCCGTTCTCACCGGTCAAAGAGGTGCCGAGCGCTGCTCGGATAATCTCGTCGTCCATAGAGCGGCCGAGCGCCATTGACTGGTTAATCGCGTAAGACGATTGTGGATCGATCAACATGCGCAACTTATCTTGGTCATCGATCAAGTCCGCGACTTCAAAATCGTTAGGATGAACCCAACGCGCATCATGCGGAGTGTTGACCAAGGGCGTGTCGCCGTGGCGAGTTGTGCGTTTTTGCGCCGCCACAGCGCCGATTTGCTCAACGGCTTTAGCCGCCTTGCCTGTGTAGCTGCCCTGCATTACAAGGCCGCGTAGTTTTGATCCGCGTTGCTGAAGCAACAGCTCTACGTTGGTAGTGTACTGTTGCACAAACGCGGTAGTGACTTGAAAGCTCATAGTCCACCTCGTTCAAGAATTAAGACAAAATTTTCTTTTGGCTTGTCCTCAAACGAGGGGCCTATCAAATGTGCTAGGTTGCGGGCTTACTCATCGAGGAAGTTATCCGCAGACGCACCCTTGCTGCTATTATTAGCAGAAGATTTACCGTTTGCAACTTTTTTGACTTTATACGTCTTCTCAAACTCCGACTCGATCATCACCGAATACTTGCCTTCTTGGTTTTTGATCAGGTAGTCGTTCGGTCGGATCGTTAAAGTGCTAGTTCCGACATCAAGATACGCCAGGCGCCCTTGATACCCCGACATGCCAGGAACGTTATACACCCCCTCTGGCATATCTTCGATCTTGGTGCCCGCTTTCCACTGGATCGCCTCGACGGTCTCAATGCGTCGTTCAAACTTTTCCATTAGGCACCCCCGTGTGCAGCTTGCATCAATCGGTTCATCTTATCGACGGCGGCTTTATGTCCGCTGTGCGCAGGGTCCAGGTACGCCGCAGTGAAGGTTTGGTCGCCTTTCAGCTCGGCGATCTGCTGCTGTGCCGCAGAGGGCGTAAGGCCGAACGAGTTGCGCCCGCCTGTGCCCGACTCAAAGCTGTCTTCGCCGAACGCTCGCCCAATCTTGGCGAACTTCTCCAATAGCGCGCGGGTGCCGAGCACGCTCTCCATGCCGGAGATCTCTTCCTCAGAGAACCCGAACCGGGACGCGGCCTGCTGGCCTGCACGGATGTTGGCGTCGTACTCTTGCCCCCAGTCCTTTTTCAGAGACGTAATGTCTGCCTCCGCTTTTTGGGCAATCTGCGCTTGCGCTTCTTCGTTGCCGTTCTGCGCGAACTGGTTCCACTCATTGAATACGGCCTCCGCTTGCGCTTGCGTCAAGCCGGTCTTGTGTGCGGTTTCACGGAACCAATTGGTCAGGTTCTCGTCGCCCCCTTCCGGCACTTCAAACTTGTAGCCTTCCGCAGTAGGGGGTCGGCCCAGCTTGTCATACAAAGCGCCCCATCCCTGCTCGTCGCCTTCTTTTGGCATGACGATTGCATTCGCTTTGTCGCCTAGAATTTTCTCAAGGTTCTGGTATCCCTCCACCACTTGTTGCGGTTGAGACCAGCCCTTGTTCTCGATGTATCCCGATAGCTCCTGATTGCCGTACCAAGGCGTCTCGGGAGCGTTACCTGTTGGCTGTCCTGCTTGTGGGGACGGATCTCCGCCTTGACCACTAAGCACTTCAGCGCCAGACGCTGCATCACTCATAATCTTCTTCCAATACTTGTGCCATGTTGTAAAGATCTTGCTCGGTGAGATTCAGGTTTTTCTGAAGCTCTAGCCAGACCTCGCGTCGGCCCTCAAGACGGGCCATTTCTAGCGGATCACTGCGAAAACTACTACGCAGCGCCCCGCAGAAACTTGCTAGATGGACCAGCACGGCATTGCCCTGCCCATCTTTGAATAAATCCTGAAAGTGCCGACGCAACTTGTCGGCCTGCTTTACTCGGGAGTTGCTCATTGTGCAGGCCCGCTAAGCATCGCTTGCGACTCTGCCAAGTCTTTGACCGCAGTTGCCGCAGGCTGCATTTGCTCGATTTGACGCTGTTGCTCTTCTGCCTGCTGTTGTGCCTCAAGCAGCTTTTGCACCTCGTCTCTCGACCGGATGGCCATCGCAGGCACCCCGTTGACTTCCGCCACGATGCGGCTTGCTTCTTGCGGGTTGATCGTCAGCAGCACTGAAGGGTCGATCTGTGCAAGCGGTGTCAGCATCTCAAGGGTTCGCGCAATACCCGCCGCGTCTTCTGCACGCTGGAGCCTGTTCAACGGGCTGTCGTACTCGATCTCGTACTCACCTTGTGCTTCAATCAGTGCGCCTGGCATTGGCGGGATCACTCCCTGACGCATCAGGATGTCCAGCTCTCGCTCAATCAGCGGGCCTTGGAACTCAGACTGCTGTCTGCCCATCGTAGGGCCTAACAGCGCGCCTTTCTCCTGCGCACGTAGCAGCGCTTCCGTCGCAGTCATGCGTGGGTTTTCTACCAAGATTTGGAAAAGTGTCACGAGAAACGCGTCGTTAATCGACTGGCGTCGCTTATCCATCTTCTCTTCTGCGATGTCCACCCGCGCGCCACTGTAGAACGGCTGCATCAGCGGGCGACCGTCTGGGCTCACCATCCCATAGTTCACTGCGTTTGGTGTCACGCGGGGACGTATGCCCCCAAGCAGCCCGTCATTGTGCAAAAGGATAGGAGGGTCCACCAACTTGTGTACTGCGCGGATGTCGGTCTTGGACATCTCGTTCAGCATCTTAATATCCGCCAATGCCGCCATCGCTGGTGATCGGCCATAGATCTCGTTCGGCGCGGTTGTGTACCGACCCGTAGGGTAAGGGAACGTGGTGTACCCTCCCTCAGACAGCAGCGTCTTGCCCTCTACTGCGATGTAGTAGGATGCAAACTCCATGCCTTTAAAGTCTGCCCGCGTCGGGTCGTAGTCCTCGCGTGGCATGACGACATGCAGAAATTCAAATTCTTCAAAAGGGTTCTTTGCCTTCGCGATCTTCTCGGGCAGCTTGCCTTCCCACTCCGGCTTCTGCTGTGCAGCCTGCGCCTGCATCTGGAAGCACCGATACGCTCGGTTCACCGTGCCCTGGTGGTCTTCTGCGTAGTAGATCTCGCCTAAGTGAATTGATCGGTAGCGGATGCCTCCGCGCGTGTTCTCATCTACAAACAGCGACCCCGACCCGAAGGCGCCGAGCTGCATATACGTCTCATGCGTCTGGGACGCAAAGTTAGCCTTGGGGCTGTACCGGTACGCAAACAGCAGCCGCGTGACTTCCTCGAACCACAACTTGACGTCGTGATCCTGATTCAACTCCGGACTGGATGCACGGAGTCCGTGCCATTTGGAATTACGAGGGGTTAGCATTGACTCCATCGCGGACGCGAAACGCTCAAGCGCGATCACCGCAGTGGAATCGAAAATTTTCTCAGTCTTCTTCTCGCCTTTGGTCTGGCGAAGATTGTGGAAGGTATCGGCCCGAGGCATTACTCGCTCTGCGATCTCCTGCCAATGGTTCTCCCAGGTGCCGCGACTGCCGCGCAGCAACTCAAACTCTCGGATCAGCGCCTGCGCTTTGTCGTCGTTCATTTACTGCCCCAGAAGTGTCTTGGTGCCTATGCTCGCCCCACCGCCTGCTCCGCTTGGGGATGTCAAGATGGTGGACGCCCGCCCGCCTCGCCGTGCCTGCCTGCGTCGCGCTTCTTCTGACGCCTGACTCAAGTCTGCCTGTACTGGCGGTTCAGGGAAATTAATATCAGGAGCCATGGACTCGCCTAAGTCTTTGGCTGCACGGCCCAGCTCTTTGGCGCCTTTGCGAGCCGCGACCGGAACTGCGGTTGCCGGGTTAAGAGCCGCTAAGGCTTCATGCGGCTTTGTGACGGCTTTCTTAATCGTTTTGACTGCGTTACTCATTAGACGATCCTCTTGTACCAGCCCTGCATGGCCTCGTCATACTCCCACCCGAGACGTTGCACGTATTCGTTCACGTCGCGCAAGTCTGTCACGACCCAAAGGTTCACCGCGCCAAAAAGTTCCGCAGCCCAATACATGCCTTGGAGTACATGCTTCGTGAAAAACAAACCTCTCGACGAAGGGGCTGCGGCCATGTGCAAAAGCACATCAACATCAGTCAACCATTCAAACCAGAAGAACGCTGCGTCGTCGCCCACACGGAACATGACACACTCGCCGAAGTCCTCGACTGCGACCGGGTGCCCCCAGTCCTGAATCAACCCCCACGCGTCGGCCTGAGCGCTCTTCTGCATCAATCTTACTCTATATCGCATAATAATCAACCAAAGATGTCATAGTCACCGTCTGCCACGGCATCCATCGGTGCCGCCTCGTATGCCCCGCCCCGCAACGCCACCGACGCGCTCACCAGCTTGGCCGACTTCGCCAGCTCCCGGAACGCGTCTGCTGCGTGTGACGTGAAGTCATGCAGGGGCCTGTCCTTGAACACCTCCCGCTTCTCGTCATACTGCCGTCTATAAAGCTCCAACTTCTTCAGTCCGTCCTTGCACCCCTCGTAGTCGAAGTAGCACTTGGGCAGCAGGTCCCGCACTGCTTGGATGCCCACCTCATCAGACAGGTTCTGCTCCCTCGGCGACACGTTGCACCGCACCCCCGTCAGCGCCTGAAACTGCTTCGAGATACTCTTGCCCGTCGCGAGCTGGACGTGCCCTGCATCGTGCGGCAAGTTAAACTGGTGGTACACGTACGGCTTGCTCTTAACGTACTGCGCATAGTGATCGATGCCGCACCCTCGGTTCTCATAATACTCAAGTATCCGAAACTCCAGCCCGACCCGCTGATAGAACCACAGCGCAGTGTCGTCACTGACGCCCAAGTCGAACGCCACCTCCACCGGCAACGTCGGCTCGTGTGGCACTCTCGTGATGCGCCCCTCCTGCCGTGCTGCCTGCACCAGCTTGCCGTAATACGACCCGTCCACGATCCCGCTGAAGCTACAAAAGAACTCCTGATCGATCATGGCCTCACTCATGCCTGCTCGCCGCTCCGCCTCGACGTCAATCGGCACCCCAGTGTCGTCAACGCTCAGGATCTGCGCGAACCAGTCCGGATCGTTGCACGCCATGTCGTACAGCTCTTTGCCGTGGTTCGGCCCGCGAGGCGTATAGATGAACAGCGCCCACCCTCCGTTCTCCGCCAAGATCGGACGCACGTAGTCCCACGCCTTCGGGTCCGCAATGGAGAACTCCGAGAACACCACGCCCACCGGGTTAGAGCCGACCAGCGAGTCGTAGTTGTCCGACCCGACGCACTGCCAGATCGAGCCGTTCTTCAACGTGATCTGCATCTCGTTATCTTTCTGACCTGCGCGCAGCTCCGGCGGGAACACCTGATCAATGATTCTGCGCCCTTGGCCGTCGATGTTATCCCAGACGATCTTGCGCACCTGCTTCTGTGTCGGCGCCATGTGCCAATACACACCCACCCGTTGGAAAGCCTGTGCCGCCGTCCAGTTCAGTGAGAGGCTATCTTTTCCTAGTTACTGACCCCGCAGGGTCAGCCAGCGCGCCGATGCCATACGGCAACTGCGCGCTTCGTCCCTCCCTCTAATGCGTCCCACAAAGCCCGCTGATACGGGCGAGGATCCCATGCATTGGGGATCTCTATCGTATTACCCATCGGTGTTCCTCCGGTTGTTCTGCTGCTCTTTCCATGTAGCCCATTTACAGTTGGATGGCTCATAGTCACCATCGGTGTCTATGCGCTCGATTGTGAGATTGTCTGGGCGTTCGCCCATGTCTTGGATGAAATTGGTAAACGAAGACCACCGCTCACAGACCCTGACCCCCCTGGCACCGTAATACTTGTAGTCGGCGCGGTTGGGGTTATTGCATCGCTGGTGCATGGCCTTCCACACGAAGTAAACAGGATCTTTAGATCGTCCATGCGTTTTGTTATGTCCTGCAAACTTACCGAGGTGGGCTCTGGCGTGTTCTGAGGCAAGATCTGAGGCAAGACACCCGCAAGACTTGATTCGGCCGTACCTGACATGTGCAGCATCAATTGCTTTCTCAACTCCACAGTCACACCGGAAGACCCAGCACGTTCGTCCGGCTTTAGGGTCTGCTTTATAGAGTGCGACAAGCCTCCCATAGCGCTCTCCTGTCATATCAATTGCTGCCGGCATACGGGGTTTCCTCCTGCATATGGCATCAGTGTAGTGGAGATGCCTCGGAGGCGCAACCTTATTCGGGATTTCTATAGTGCGCGACATATTGCTTCCTCAGACCGCCATGAATCAGAACACTTTTCTTAATTGTAGCACGGCAGAATTTTAGAGGAAGCTTACGCAGCCGCCGCCCGCCGCCGTGGGGCCCCCGCCCCCCTTCGTCATGCCCTCCTCGCGCGCTTCTTCCTGCGTCAATGCGTCCGTGCTACCAGGCAGCGCTTCTTCCTGCGTCACTTCCCCCTCGATCACTGCGTCATCGCTGTAGCGCTTCACTGCAACCGTGAGGCCCAGCTCACCGGAGTGCTCTAGCTTACTTGATGCAAAGGCGTCCACGTCTACATGCTTGGCAATTAGCTCAAGCGCTTTATTGCTGGCAGCGATTGCGCCGGTTTGCCTGGCGATGTCGTGATTGTCTCGCAGCTCCCCCAGGAGCCATTGAGCGTCGATTACAGCGTCTTCTAGTCTTTCCCCTAGTACCCTATCGACCTGCGCACGAACGCACGGTTCATTGCTCATGGCATAGGCCTCGTCTGGGGCAATGCCGCAGGCTCGGCCCGCTCTCACCGGGTCATGGTCCTTTAACAGCTCAATGACGAAGAGCGCACGCTGAGAGTCCAACCCCGTCATTGCTTCTAAGTGTGATTTTTTGCGCATCTTGTTACCTCTAACAGTGTGCGGGCGTTACTGGTAACGTGAGTGGTCACGCAGTTACGCATTGTTACAAAAGCGTCACCGCTCACGCTTTTCACCGTGGCGGCACACTTTCTGAATGTTAGCACCGAACAGTTTTACTATGTTAAATCGTCATCTTGCTAGTTTTTTCGCAAAATCAGCTATTTTACAACGATGTATTTGATTTATAAGGAAAAAACATCGTCCTCACGAGACAGTAACAAAATGTTATCGTTGTATTATAAAGAATTTCGATCGTCCTCTCGCGCCCTCTCGCGCTCTCTCCGTTACCACTCACCTGTATATCCATCCAGTAAAAACTGCTTCATTTCGTCACACTCCAATCTATTCAAGAATCCCTCGCATTTGTGGCGCGAACGAGCCGCAGTTACAAACTCTTACAAAAATGTGACCACTCACGCATAAAAAGCACTTGCATCCGTTACCACTCACGCCTACTATTAAGACTCAACCACGACAACCAACACGGCGGAGGCCGCCAATGCGAGTTACATACTTTATTCAGTCTGGAACTCTTGGAGAAATAGCAGGTATCAACGAGTGTTCCGCACAATCTATCAAAGAAGCTTTAGACGACTTTAAAAGCTATGTGCGTGAATGTGATAGATTCGGAACAGACACCAGTAGCGCGCATATAGAACTGTTCGCTAATAACTGGAATGAGTCACGCGTGTATGAAGTTGGCCCTCGAAACGGTATCGTCAGGATTAACTAGAACACCACACAAAGACCCTTGACCGCACGGTGATGATTATGAAACTAATTAAAGAGATACATTATGCGCCAGTAGGCGCGCTCTACCTAGACGCGCTGATCTCAGGCGACCAGTCGGACCTTGGCGAGACTCAGCAACATCTAATCGGTGTTTGGCTGGAGAAATTCCCGCCGGATGCAGGTTTCACCTACACGACCCACTACCGCGAGATTGAGCGGTGTGAGGTTTCAGGCATGGTGAGACCCTGCCACTATATCAGAGTCTATGCGGAGGCGAGCGTGTGAAACCCGCAGAAAGGAGAGAAGCCGCGCAACTGATCAGAGACCACAGCTGCATCTCTGAGCGGTTCGAGCTAAAACTGCCGTGCGGCATGATCGTACGGTGTGACAACAATAAAGAAGCCCGCGAGGCGCTGGCGCGACGCTTTGAGAAGGCGAAGACGTTACCGAATTTTCAGCGCAAACTAAAAACACATCCAGGACTACGCAAGTAGTCCGCCACTTGGAGCAATACACCATGAGAACCATTCAACCTGAAGAACTGAAAACAATACTAGAGAGCCACGCCAAATGGTTATGCGGTGAGGGAGGCGAACGTGCTAACCTGCGCGGCGCTAGCCTGCGCGACGCTAACCTGCGCGGCGCTAGCCTGCGCGACGCTGACCTGAGCGACGCTGACCTGAGCAGTGCTAACCTGTACTGTGCTAACCTGAGCCGCGCTGACCTGATCGGCGCTGACCTGAGCCGCGCTGACCTGATCGGCGCTAACCTGAGCCGCGCTGACCTGATCGGCGCTAACCTGTACTGTGCTGACCTGAGCAGTGCTAACCTGTACTGTGCTGACCTGCGCGGCGCTGACCTGAGCGACGCTGACCTGCGCAACGCTAACCTGAGCAGTGCTAACCTGCGCGGCGCTAACCTGAGCGACGCTGACCTGCGCAACGCTAACCTGAGCAGTGCTAACCTGCGCGGCGCTAACCTTAACGGGGGCGTCGGCAACATGGAGCAAATTAAGTCTTTGCAGCTTGAAGAGTGGCCGGTGACATACACGGCGGAGCGGCTGCAGATTGGATGCCAGAACCACACCATAGACGAGTGGCGCACGTTCACAGATTCCGAGATTCAAAAGATGGACGAGAAGGCGCTGGGGTGGTGGAGCAAGTACAAAGCGCTGATCTTCCTGACTATTGAGACATCGCCAGCAGAGCCAACAGGGGCGAGCGTATGAAACTGACTGCAATCGAATCGAGCTGGCTTGCTGCCTGCTCACACGTCACGGCGGGCGCTAAGTCCGTCCAGCTGGTGCGACTGGGCGCGCTTTGGTTTATTACAATCGACTATTCAAACGAGGCTACACAATGAAACTTACAACTGAATCAATCATGAATCCTTATTACATAGGCGGGCGCCAGGTCCGCGCAATTAACTTTTACAACGCGGACGGCGTGCAGATCCGACATGAACAAGGCTGGCTCTCGTCGTACGGATCGAGCAAGACGCCCTGCGAATACCTGGAGTCTTTGGAATTCCGAAACGCTCGCAAGATTGACTTGAGCAAGGGCGACGCGTTCACCGCGTCACCAGGAGCGGACTTTGGCGGGAAAACCATAGAGATCTATGTGCCCATGGGTGAGCACGTCGAACTGGTCGGCGAGCGTGTCGCGCTGGAGACGGACCACGAGATCTGCTACGGGATTTATTTCAAGGTAGACGGCGTTGAATACATGCGCAGCCAGTTCAGCAGAACGGAGTACACCGCGCAGGGCCGACGGGAAGTTGCGCTTGGTGAAGAGTTGAAGGCCATCGGGGTCGATTCTTACCACGCACGCAAGCTGCTGGCACGTTTCCCCGTGCTCGCGAAAGAAATCGAGAAGGGAGAACGATCATGAACACCATTAAGCTGCACGTCGGCCAGTATCTACAGACCCCGCACGGCGTCGGCCGTATCATCGGCTTTGAGC